CTGCCTCCCAGTGGGTCCGCAACTCCGGGGGTCACCTGCAATAGCGGATCCGGAGCCCACACTGCTTGTGTCCAGTCCTCGCTCCACATCAATAAATTGTCGGTCGGATCCAGGAAAGTGAACGTATTAAGTTGACCTTCGGAAGCTTCAAACAGACTTTCGATGGAAGTTACTTCGGAGTCGGTAAGACCGGAGTATCGAAGCCGCCACTGTACCTTTTGGGCGCCTGTGTCGGCCATCCGGATCGAATATCCGCTCGGCAGTTGGTTGGAAACGGTCCGCATATAGGTGTTACGCGTAACCGGAAACTGGGAGACGGCGCCGGTAGTGAGCTGCGGGTAATAAAGCATGTCAGCTTCCGTTTTCTAACACCGTCAGCGAGGTCTGGCCGTTCCATTCGGCCGCAAGCACAGCCGTCATATTGTCGCTCGCCAGGCTGCAGCTTGGATAGTTCGTGCCGTCCCAGGGATCCGTGAACGAAAAGTCTCCGGCTGGACCGGCTATGCTTCGGAAAAATTCCTGGAACTCTTGCAGCTCACTCTGATCCAATAAACTAAGTTGAATTACCCACCGGTGCAATGGCGCTTGGTAGTTGCAGAAACGCTGTTCGGACCCATCCACGAATTGCAGGGCGGTGGTCGAATACTCGACGCCGCGCTGAGCCGGGTACTGCGTCACAGCCCCCGTTTTCAGTGTCGGAAACGCGCTCATAGCTATAAAGCGGAGATCACGTCGTTCAAGGAATTGGAGTTTAGAATTGCCTGCTTTACAGCGTTGGCGATGTCGTCGCTGTGATCGATAAACGACTGGCTGTCCATGGCGTTCACCTGGATTGTCACCTGGGCCGATCCGCCGGCCGATTGGGCCCGCGGCTGGCCGGTCTCTCCATAACTAACCGGCGCAACCTGCCCTGGCGCGCTCCCCGTCAGTCCCGCCTGCGATTGCACCGGCGCCGGCAGCTGGAACGGAGAGGGCGCTGTCACTGTCTGACCGCCCCCTCCGAACAGGCTCAAGATTCCGCCGATCAAGGGCGATAGACTGCTCAGACCTCCGCCCAGAAAGCTCGACGCGGCGCTCTCCACTGTGCTCGCCACGGAAGATCCACCGCTGCTCTTCGATGAAGTGTTTGAAGTAACCGCTTGCGTATTATCTTGGAGAGCGCTGATCTGCGATTGCTGAACAGAGCTGAGGTTGGTGATTTCTGTGGTCAAGGAGGTCAACTGCTCGTTGAGATCGGAGCTGCTGCCCTCGGTCACGCCACTCCCAACCGAACCGCTGCCTCCGCTTGCGGCGCCCCCGCCCGTAAACGCCGCCAGTTGCCCGAGTAAGTCGCTTCGTGAGGCGCCCCCGGCGCTGCTCGGCGGCAAAAGATCCTCCCACTTACTTCTGGCCATCGTTGCCTTCCGTTCTCAGCTCGCTTTCCAATACGAAGATCGCCTCCACCAGTCGCGCGGGCAAGTCGTGAACGTGCCCCGCTCCCAGAAGTTTCCACGCATGGAACTCCTCCAGCAACGCCATGCTCTCCGCGGTGACGTAAGACGTCGGGCAGGTCGCGAGCGACACCCTCCCCCGGACCCAGACAACGCCTGTGGTCGCATGGGCGTCATTAGCCAGCCAGCCGCAGCGTCGCTTCTTCTCCAGGCCGCTCTTTCTGCATTGGTCGCAATTCCACGCGGCCTTGTTTCCACGCTGAAAATGGAACGCGACAATCAGTTTTTTCTTTCTGCTTCGCTCAACCCGCACTGCTCCCGGATCGCCCCCACTACCTCGCGCGCCAGATCTTCCGGTCCTTTTTCAAGTAACTGGGCGGCCGTCGCCGGCTCGCCGTCGATAACTAATCCCTCCACGCTCACCAGTCCCCACTCGAAATACATGGCGTCGATCTCCTGGGCCAGTATGTTCGCTTCGATTTTCTCGTGTAATTCGGTGCTGGCCGCCAGAAACTCCGCCCTTCTGCTGATCTCTCGGACCCGGCGGCTGAGCTCCATCCGCCGCCCAAACGAGATCCGGTGGATAGCGAACTTCACTCCCGGCGCGCTCTTGGATTCCATCTCAAGGATGCTGTCGTAGCGCATGACGCCGCTTCGGACCGCGCTTCCCCGCTCGCCATCCTCGTCACCTTGCTCCTTACCCAAACGCGAAAAAAATCTCATCGTTCACGCTTCCTTGCGCCCGGCAGCTTTGAAATTGCCACTGTAGTCGCTTGTCGGTATCGTCAAAAGCGGGTACTTCCGGCACAACGCTCTGCATATAAAGACCGAATAACTCGCCTTGCTGCTGCCCCAGTTGCATCATTACGCTGATCGGCGATCTTTGTCGCGCGGCCTGATAGAGCGCCGCGGTGCCTGCGTCGTCCATTTCGTAGAGGCTGAAGTTCATCGTCACGGTACGCTGTCCCGGAGCGATCGTGCTGGGTAGTGTTGCGCCGTATTCACTCGCCCGCAGCTCCAGATTATTTTCGAACGTGACATTGGCATTCGTCAGAGTGAAGAAGCGCGTCGGCGCGCTCCCCAGCCACACCTGCCCCAGGTTTCCTGGGATGATCGAGTAATTGATCGGCGTCACGGTCGGCTCCGCCGGATAGCTGGACAACCCAAATTCCCCGCTTTCAAAACTAGCGGTGTCCACCAGGTCTTGAGCTTGCCCGCTAAAGTCGAACTCGTGGAAATCGCCGTTGACTTTGATCGACAGCGTATCCACCGCCATCCCACCCAGGATGCGCTGCACTCCCGTTGTAGGGCTCCAGTAGTCGTAGAGCGTCACACTCGGAAGATTTTCGGCCGTCTGATACATCGCCGTTGGTCCTGTTTGCGAGCTGGTATTCGGAGTTACGGAAAATGCCGCGTTCAACTGAATCGTGTTGGCGTCCACGACGACCGTGACGAAGCGGATTTCTCCTCCGCTGGTTACTGCGCCTCCGGGGCTTAAACCGTGCGGCTCCGTGAATGCCAGAGTCGTTGCGCCGCTCGCGCTCGCCACGGTGCCGCCCGCCGATTGTGTGGGCGCTCCGCCCAGACAGGCTTGAAACAGCGGCCCGTGCGGCGGAAAAGCGCTGGAATCGGTCCAATTCTCCATATAAGTCTTCAATCCGAAGCTTGTTTGGAGCCGCAGCCCGTTAGGATATCCTGCAAACGTTCGCGATCCCGTCTTGTCCGCGCGTTGCACCTTCTCGTTATTTTGTTTCGTGGTCAACTTCACCGCTGGAATTCGATTACTGGCGCTGATTGCAGCCGCCACCCCGTAGCTTTGCTCCAGAGCCACGTAGAATCGATTGTCGTTGGAAAGAATGTAGGACATAGAAAGCCTGAACTGCGCGCGGGTTAATCCGCGCTGATCTCCAAGGCGAACGAGATTTTAGCGATTTGCAGAAAATTGCGCCCTCCGTGCTTCACTCCGCCAAAAGTAACGTCGTACTCGCCGGCGAAAAACGCTCCGTCTCCCAGATCTCCCCGGCTGTTATCCAAAACCTGCGTAATGGCGTCCACATAGGCCTGCAGGTTGCTTTCAATCTGGTCCAGCCGGTCCTGCGAGACGCGGGCTTCTACCGTCATGTGAGCCTCTCCGGAAAACGTGCGAAACTTCTCCCGGAGCTGATTAATCACTTTGTTGCAGTACACGTAAACCAGCGGATAGTTATTTGGCGTGCTCTGTTCTGAAAGATCGGGTGGCACGTTCTGCGCGATAATCTGCTGCGTCGTTATGGCCGGCAGCGTGATTCCCTGCTGAAGCACCAATGCTTCCACTGCCGCTGGCAATCCCCCGGCGGCGGCCAGCACGCCTAATACCTTCTGCGTGCTAGATCCCGCTATTTGCAGCATCCTCAGCCCCTTTCGATCGCGCGCTGGTCCACGGCGAACCACGTCGGCAGTTGCCCCGTGGGCAGCGCCACGCCGCCATTCAGCGCCGAAGTCATCGTCCAGCCGATGCTGGCGGCCAAAGGATCCGCATTCTGCAGAGTCAGTGTGGCCGGCGTCGTTCCAACATAAACATTCCAGGTCGTGATATTTGCTGGTGGAGTTCCCACGCTCACGGAAAGCTGTTGCCCGGCGGACGTGCCCAATTGCACCACCTCGCTCGGTGTGCCTTCCTGCCCGGTCGCGCCAACCCAGGTCGCTGCGACGTAAAACGTCCCGCCGGCCGAGGTCCCCGCAACGGTCGACAACGTCGGAGCCGCGGCCTCCGGGACTGGGTCGGCCACTAATCCAACTCCAATCTGAAAATAGGTCCGCTGGCTCGCCTTCGCCAGCACCTCGTATTCGGCCCACTTGCCTTCATACCTGTTATTGAGCTGGTTGTTGTAAGCGTCGCGATAAACCAACGCCAGCGTCCGATGAACATGCCACCTTCGCAACGGATCTGTTACCACGACATTGGTCAAATTGCGCAAACTAGAGGATCCCGCTGCATCGCCCCATGGCGAGTAAGCGCAACGTAGCGGCCGCCGCAGAAGAAACGACACCACTTCGTTAGCCAGGTCCTGTTGAGCGAGCGTTAGCTTCGACGCAAGATCGATGTCTTCCGTGCTGGCGACATTGAGGATAGAGTTTTCGCACTGTTGAAGATCCGCCGCGGTGCTGATCGGGCCGTCGTTGAATAAGGCCATCGCAATTCCCTGCGCTCTACCGTTTCTCGATTCGCGATGCGCTCTTAAGCGCTCGCAAATCCACGTCCGAGATCACGTTCACTTGAACCTTCTCCGCCAGCATCCGCTGTTGCGCTTCCTCCAACGCCTTCCGGGCCGCCGCTCGGAACTCTGCCGCTTCTTCGGCGCTTGCCAGGCGAGCGTGCCCTTCCAAGATCAGCCGCGCTGCATTGCTCCTCGAAACTTCGGCGAGTTGGCCCGCCCGCCCGCCGTCGGGCGTTTCCAGACTCACCATGACTACGTGCGGCTCGGCGATTTCTCGCTCCAGTTTTCGCAGCTTTTGAAAGAATACCCGTAAATCCATCCCGCTCCTTTGTTGAACGCGGGCAGACGTTATCTTGCGCCTGCCCGCGTTGCTTCCCGCTTCCCTGCTTAGCTGTTCACCTGCACCCCAAACAAGTTTTGAAGCACTGCCGTACCGTACAGCACATCCACCGTGAATTGCTGCCCCAGCGTATTCGGCTGATAGCTCATCACCACCCGGATTCCAAAATTTCCCATTTCCGCGTATTCCGCGATGGCGCCCGTCCCCGGCAGTGGTTGCGGGAGCCTGCGGATCACCAGCCCGATTGCATCTCTCGTAAAAGCCAGATTATGGGTGTTCACCGGCCCGCTCCCGGTTTTCTGCACCAGTTGCGATCGGAATACAAAGAAGTCTTTGATCTTGCCCACCGCGCCGTCCACCAGGGCTCGCAAGCCGGCGTCGCCCGACGAGTAATATTCGCTGAAGCGCGGAATCTGTCTCATTGCCGAGTAACTCACCGGATCCACTACCAGGTACTTACTGGACACCGACGGAACTTTCGCCTGGAACAGCGTCGTTTCTGCCTGGTCGACCACTGCTTCCGTGATCGCTATCCCGGCCGTCCCAACTGCTGTGTTCGCGCTGAACTGTGAATACAGGTTTAATATGTCCGACTCGATCCGTTCCGCGATCGCAATCACCGCCGGTTGCATGTACAACTTCAGAAGGTCCGGCACTGCCAGCACCTTCGTTACATCCGGAATTTGAAACGTCGCTTCCGCGTGGGTGTTTAGTACTATCTGGGCGTTCCCCAGGTTCGGATTCTGCGTCTGAACCGTGCCGCCCTCCGCGATGTTGTTGGCTACCAGCGTCGGCGGTATGGGCACGTTCACTGTATCGCCCGCATGGGCCAGCGTAGGCTCATAGTCGCGATTGACTAAGTTGCCCATCACCAGGTTGCTCACCAGCGCCGGCAAGGCGTCCACTGCGACCAGCTTCACGATTGCATTTGCTACATTTGCTGATGTAATTGTTCCCATTGATGTTTACCTCGTTCGTTGTTCTCGAAACCCGCACCGGGCCACGCGTTCCCTTCAGCCGCTTCCCGGCGTCCTCCTTACATCCCTCGGAGTGCCTGACTCGCCACCCTGGAGACCTCTTGGCGGACCTTGTCCAGTTCTTCCGGACTCATGCCCGGCCGAATTTTATCCAGATCGAATCCGCCGGTATTCGAGGCCGCCTTCGGCCCCGACCCCATTCCCGATCCGCCTGTAATGCGGGCCGGTAACAACTCGGGATTCTCTTGTACAAACTGCTTCAGGTAGTCGCGCAGTGGAACTTCTTCCGGACCGCTGCGCCCCATCAGTTGACCGTCCTCGCGGCGATGCACATCGTCCTTCACCGCTCGATATGCCAGGTCCACTTTGGCTACGCCCAGCCGCTGTAGCTCGGCGCGAATTGACGAGCTCCGCTCCGCCTCTTCCGCCATTCGCCGGCTGTGGACGTTCTCTTGAACAAGGTCGTTCACCCGCCTCTCTAAGTCCTCGCGTCGCTTGCGTTCATCTAACAGCTCGACCTTGTACGCGGGTTCCGCCTTCACTTGCTCGGATTGGACAAACTCCTCAATCACGCCTCGTATAAGAGAGCGCAATTCGGGCCCGTCCGTTTTTGACTCTTCCATATGCCTCCCAGCAAAGATTGAGAACACACCATTCACGGTTGTTCTTGATCGATTTCGCGGCCGATCCGGTCCTTCACCTCTTGCCGGACGTCGCATAAGAACTGAAACGCCAGCTTCTTGAAAACTTGTTTTTTCAAAGTCGTCGACTGGATGCCCAGGCCAAGCAACCGCTGGGCGTCCTCTAACTCTGTGCCAAAATCGCCAATGTCGAATTCATCCATGCCGGACACATCGATGCTCAATCCGTCCTCGCGCGCCGCCTCCACCGCCCGCAGCACTCGT